TTACATATGGCATTTAAGACCAAACATCTTATGGTTCCAGATGACTGGGCCAAAAGAAAGATGATGGAACCTGTTATGATTCCTAAGACAGGAGATGTAAAAGAAGGACTCACAGCAAAACAAAGATTTGAAAGAGATGCAGGCAAAATAGCAAAGGACAAACTAAGACAGAAGGAACATGAGAGGTATGTTAATTTCTTGAATGTAGATGAGGCAGTCAATAGAAAACAACAGGCTGCTATTGCAATCTCTAAGAAACAAAGACTGATGGACTTGATGGTTGCAAAGAAAAAGAAGAAATTGAAAGAAGAACAAGAACCAGACGGAATGACACTTAAAGCTAAGAAGAACTTAGACAGACAGAAACAACTTTTTAAGAAACAACAAGAAGCACCAGTAGTAAAGAATAAGATCGTTCGCCTGAAAGAAAGTTCATATCAAGATTTTGAAAAAAAATCAGGTGTTAAGGCCGTAAATCCTAAGAAGGAAACTGAACTTCCAAAGACTCCAAAGAAAAAACCAGAAAGCACATATGCTTCAGGCAATCCAGTTGGTAAAGCTAATGTAAGAAAAATGATTAATGTGAGTAAAGGTAGTAAAGCTGACCTTAAATCTAGAGGGATCGCTGGAAAAATAAAATACGTTCTCACAGGTGAAGAAGTAATTTATGAGTATGATGGTAACTACCATATGAACAAGATTGCAAAAGAAAAGGGATTAGATTTAACAGATCCAAGACAAAGAAGAAGAGCTAATAGTCTGGCTCGTCACAATGCTGCGAAAGGAAATGTCAATAACCCACAGGGTAAATCAAAAAAGAAAGTACAAACTGAGGGTAATCTACACAAGTGGTTCAAAGGATCTAAGTCTAAAGATGGTAAAGGTGGTTGGGTAAATGTTGTCACAGGTGGCACATGTGCTAGTGATGAGCCAGGTGAGGGTACTCCCAAGTGTGTATCATCTTCTAAGAGAGCAAGTATGACTAAGGCAGAAAGACTTTCAGCATCAAGAAGAAAAAAGAAAGCAGATCCAGGCCAACAATCAAAGTCAGGTGCTGCCAAGCCTACATATGTTAGTACTGATAAACCTAAGAAGAAGGTGAACGAAGACGTAGAGGGTAGAAAAACTGCCTTAACTGAACCAAAAACAACTAAAGAGAAACTTGCAAGAAAAAAAGACTCTGAAATTAGAAGAGAGGCTGAAAGATCTATGTACGATTCTTCAGCTGGTGAGTCTGAAATTGCTAAGAGAACTAGGATTGCAAAAAAATTACGTTCTTCCACTGATCCTAAGAATCAAGACAAAGGAAAACAGATGGAGATAGACACCACTAAGAAATTAGTAGGTGAAGAGTTTGGTAAGATGACCAAGGAACAAGAGGATATTTACGTTGGTAACAAGGCTGGTAGAATAAAATTTGATAAGATAACAGACTACAAAAAAAGACAACAACTCAAGAAAAATTTAAGAACATATGAGGGTGATGAAGATAAGACTACTACAACTGCTGAATCTTATTCGTCAAAATCAACTAACCAAGTAAAGAAGGCAAAGTTGGCAGCTGCTCTTGATAGATTAGAGAATCTAAAAGTCAAGAAGAAAATGAATGAAGAAGCATGGCAAAGAAAAGAAGGTAAGAATCAGTCTGGTGGTTTAAATGAGAAGGGAAGAAAGTCCTACGAGAGGGCAAATCCTGGCTCAGATCTTAAAGCACCTAGCAAAAAGAAAGGTAACAAGAGAAGAAAATCTTTCTGTGCAAGAATGAAAGGTATGAAATCAAAACTTACCTCTGCTAAGACTGCAAGAGATCCCGATTCTAGAATCAATAAGTCTCTCAGAGCATGGAACTGTTCTTACGAACCTGAGCATGGTGAGGTTATTAGTGAGGGTAAAGATAAAAAAGTGTCTAAGATGATCAAGTCTCTCAAGAGAAAAACAAAAGTCTTAGAAAAAGGACAGAAAAAAGAAAGAGATGCTGGTGCAATTGCAGCCAAGATCATGAGAGAGAAAGAACATAACAAGTATGTAAATTTCTTACCTATGGATGAGGAAAAGAAAAAATGTGGCGAGGGAGAATATTACTGTAATGATGACAAAAAATGTAAACCTATTCCCAAAGGATATAAAGTAGGTTATGGTGGGTATCTAAAACCTGAGAATGAAAACGATGAATCTAATGGTAAAAAAGGCGGTTCTAATGGCAATGGGAACGGTCATGGTGGCAATGGGAACGGTCATGGTGGTAACGGCAACGGTGGAAATGGTGGAGGAAACGGCGGCGGAGAGTAGACTCTAGATAAGTGTTTGAGATTAATCCTAAAATTGAAGTAAAAAAAGAATATCTTTTAGACACAACCATATTTGTTGTGGAAGATTTCTACAGGAATCCAGATCAAGTATTTGATTTTCTCTTTAATAGAGAGATACCCTTGTGGAAAATTAATCAAGAACCAACATCTAATGGTATTCATTTTGAAGATAGAAGAACGATGGAGGATTGGGGCTCACATAATCTCAAAAAGGTTTATGAATTTTTGAAGAAGTTATGTAATCAAACATATCAGAAACCTGAGATCGTCACTAATGCCACTAAATTTTATAAACATGATTTCAATGATTATAAAAATTGTAATTGGTGGCCACATAGAGATGATGGTTACAATGCAATAGTTTATTTTAATGATGAGTGTGGAACAAATCTGTACGCACCAGATCATGTGGATGAACTATCTCATGAACATAAAGATCCTTGGATACAGAAAGGCAAGTATCAAGTTCTAAAAACACTAGAACCCAAATTTAATAAATTAGTTTTCTTTGATGGATTAAAATTCCCTCACGGTATGGATATTTCAAACGATACATACTTTGATAAATTCAGATACAATCAAGTATTTTTCTTCGATGCTTGACAACTAGACGAACTAACTCTATAATTATAAAATGAAATATATTTTTGATGTTGATGGGACACTGACTCCCAGTAGACAAAAGATCGACCCTGATTTTCTAATATTCTTCAACAGTTTTGCCTTGGCAAACGAAGTCTACCTTGTCACAGGAAGTGATAGAGATAAAACTATAGAACAAATTACGCATCTTCTTTACTGTAATTGTAAGAGGGTGTATAATTGTGCTGGTAATGATGTGTATGAGGGTGACTTGTCAGTATATACTAATCCTTGGACACTGCCACTAGATGCAAAAGAACACCTTCTAGAAGAATTACATGAGAGTCATTTCCCTGTAAGAACAGGAACACATATAGAGGAAAGGCCAGGATGTGTCAACTTTAGTGTTGTTGGTAGAGGTGCCAATCAAACAGAGAGATTAGTTTATAGTGATTGGGATTCTATAAAAGAAGAGAGGAAAGGGATAGCAGAGAGATTCAATAAGAAGTTTCCTGATTTACATGCCTTTGTGGGTGGTGTAACAGGTGTGGACATATCAAGTAAAGGATGTGATAAGAGTCAGATCATCAGAGATTTTCCTGATGGTGATGTAGTATTTTTTGGTGACAGATTAGATCCACATGGTAATGATAGACCACTAGCAGATGCCATTACAGATAACAAACTAGGTATGGTAATAGAAGTCTTAGATTGGAAAGACACTTGGAATAAATTAACATGAGTGACATTAACTTTAACAGACACCGTGTATTTCGTGAGACAGATGATGTTATCTTTTATGATATATCAGTAGAAGAATCAAACGCAGCAGACTTAGTAGTACACACAGGCCCTGCTATCTCACCTCCACCTGATTGTGTAGGAGGTAAACAGTTCTACATCCATAGCTTTCAAGACGATTGTAATAGAGTGGTACAAGGAGAGAGAACGTTTGAGTTAGTCAATAGAGACTGGAAGAATCAATATCATATAGTACACCTCAATAGACACAGTGGTGCCTTAGTTATACCACGAAATACATTTCATAGGTCAGTGTCAGGTGAGGGTGGATCAATAGTAATCAATCAAGCAACGAGGTACGATGGGTTTGATCCTAGTGCTGAGTTCTTTCCAGTGTCCACAGCAGAGTGTAGAGATTTATATAATATACTAAGAAACGTTGTCCCTGTAATTCACACAGTAGGTGAATGAATACATAGTGTGAAGATATGAGAATTATGGAATGGTTGAAGGAGGAGTTTACGAAAACCCCTGGCTATATGAGGGTAAACCTTTCACTTCTGACGATATTAATGATTTCTTCGGTTTCGTCTACTGCATTACAAATAAGACAACAGGTAAGAAGTACATCGGCAGAAAATATTTCGTACAGAAACGCAAGCCTAAGGGAGG